CCGTTCGGCTTTTCTAGGATTTTTATGACCGCCCCGCGCGCTTCCCTCGGACCGGCGGCCGGATAATAATCGGAGGACATATTTTTCATGTCCGCGAAATATCCATCCTGCACGATCTCTCTGGTATCGAGCCCGCCGAAGACCCCTTCCTGTTTTCTGGTCCTGCTGACCGTATTAATAAGCGGCAGTCTCATCATTACCACCCCCTGAACTGTGCTGTGTCTTTTGGAATATGATTTCTGCGGTAATATGCCGCAAATGTCTGGAAAGATGATTCAAACGCTGCCACGCTGTTGTTGTATCGTTCTATCTCTCCGTTTTTATAGTCAATCTTGGCAGCTAAGTAGTTTGAATAGACATCTCCGAAGCGATCCGGAACCAGGAGCGTTCTTTCAAAGTCCCGATCGTAATCGTATCCATCGAACTCTATATCATTTCCTTCTGCCATGTTCAGGATCTCATCTACAACCATTCCCTCTACCTCTGACAGCCAGGCTGTTTTTACTCTGGCATCGTACTGGTTCAGCTTTTCATCATCTACCCTTGCCAGAATCTCCGCTATCTTCATAATTTCATCGCCTCCTCATAGTCTCTATTCTGACAGCTTTTTTTATTTTTTTCTCCCACACAAAAAGCCCACCACATTGCTGTGATGAGCTTGTACATCTTATATGTTACGCTTTTATGATGTGTCCATCTTCCGCGATTCTATCCGCCGTCAGCATCCAGCCGTCAGAATCGAACGCATACAACTGTCCATCAATCCGGCAGACTGTATCATGCAGATATTTGTAACCTTTCAGGACATACCACCAGCGTCCATCCTGCCAAATCCAGCCTCCGACATACTCCCCGGAAATCCATCCGAGCGAGGTCTCGATCCAAGGTTTTCCATTTACAAAGCACTTCCGAAGCGGCTGCACGTGCTCTCCGTTATTATAACGTCTTCCGGAATCTGTCCCGCCCGGGATTGTTCGGATAATCAATGTCGGCGATGCCAGAATGCACAGACCGCGCATGCCGCTCTTTACTTCTTTCAGATCGGTGATCGATACCTGCGGGGCGCTCGGCTGTGAAGCTGCAGCTCCATCCTCCGCCGCCCAAGTCTTTTTGAAATTCTCAAATGTCCCATATTTCTGCTTCAAAATTCCCGTGCCGCTGCCCCAGTCCGGCAGATAAAGATGCGGTTTGTCTTCCAGGCTCTTCCAATCTCCTCCCCAGGCAAGTCCCAGCCCCTTGGCAATCTCAGCCGCTTTTTTAAACATTCCTGTTCTGTCATTAAATGCATCATCTGACGTGCTGCCATCTCCATCAATGTCCATTATTAAATAAAAATCAAAGGCGATTCCCCACTGATGCTGTGAACTGTAGCTGCTGCCCGGTGCATTGGTTACCTTTTTTCCCGGTTTTGTACGTCCCTGAGCATAGAGGGCATCCTGCTCTGCTACTGTCCGAATGTTTCCCCAATCGTCACTGCAATCCCTTGTGTCACACAGGCTTTCATCCACGCACCCGCAAGACGCTGGAGACGCGGATGGCACAATGTAATATCTCTCATATTTGTCCTTTCTACGAACACAGGGCGGAAAATATCCGCCCTAAATCATTATTTGCACTCATCTGCCGGTCCCGGCTTTTTTGTTTCTGCTCCCGGTCCTACCGGCGTGTTCCCTTTTCCTTCTTTTGCCGGACCCGTGCAGCCAACATCACAGGTGCACTCCGGATCAACCGTCATTTCCGGATGCCCTAATTTCTGCGCTTTCTTGGCGCTATAGTTATGTACTTCGTTTGCATTCTTGTTTCCATGTACGTTGCAACTCATCTTTCTTTCCTCTCTTTCTATTTTCTTGCTTTCTCTGCCTGGGTTCCGAAATAAAACCCTACAATCATAGTAAAAATGCTCATGTATTCCTGTCCGGATACTTCCCCGGAACACGTCAGCCCAATGAATCCCGCTGTCAGCGCTAACGTCATAAGGCTTTTTACATCAATCAGTTTCGCAAGTTTTTCTTTCAAGCTCTTCCCTCCTCCAAATCCTGGATACGATGATTCGCCACTCGGATTTGTTCCTGCATGACAGCCTGTATTTCTTCCAGCTTATACGTGCGTTCGATTACTGTATTATGCTTTTCAACTTTCTTTTCAAGCTGCCCCATCCGGTATGTCATGAGCTTCGCCGATGCAATCACACCTGCAAAAGCCCCCAGGACACCTCCGCCGGACGCAATCAAGGCTACTGCAATTTCTGTATCGATCATTCTATCCCTCCGGATGCTCCTCCAACCATTTCTCGGTTACCTTACGCCAATATAACGGCACCTTTTCAAGTGTCATTTTCCCGTCTCTGATTTTCTTTCCATAAAAAGCCCCCATC